ATGTGGATTCGATACTTGCCCATGTGGTTGTTCCTGCTACAAGAGTGGCATCAAAGGCACTCCATCCCATTAGCGTGTTCATGTCATTCATCATCTGAACGTGGTCGGCTGTTAGGGTTCCGAGGGAGGTTAGGTTGATTGGGAAGTAGCGTAATGTTGCAGAACCACTTGTTCCATTATCTGTATATTGAATAAAATTCGTTATTCCAAAACTTGAGACTTGTTGAATATCCCATTTAATGCCTGTTTCGCCAACTGCGTAAGTTGTGTTTCCACCGTCTATAAGGGTCGTGTTCGCGCTGTTATTTATAGCAAATAGTACATCAGTATGAGCAACATTATCAAGCGTATTCGTTAGGACTTCAACTCTTGTTAGAACATAATCACTAACTGCAACAGCATTTGCATCGCCAACTTTTTTATTTGATTCACCGAAAGCTATACTTAAATCATCCCCTTCCCTCAAAAGCACATTCTTATCAAACAGCTTCCCCAATGCGCTAATTGCGAGAGTTGGACTTGTTACATCTTCGATTACTGCTACGGAGCCACCTGACCCGACTGTTACATCGAGCTTCTGATCCTTAATCTGTCCGTCGACTGTGACATCACCGGTAACAGTTACGTCTGTGAAAGTTGGGGAAGTTCCATCTGTTGTGGTTCTTAGTGCATAATCCCCGGCTCCATTCTGAACAAGGGCTGCGTTTAACTTAGATTGTAATGCCTTTACTGCCATTTGACTAACTCCTTAGCTTGCTGTGCTAACCACACGAACCTTATTGTTCGCGGTGTCAATTGATTTACGAAACTTTGATTGCATGACTTCCTGCTTAGCGTTATCACCTACCGTGTCTGTAATCTTGAGCGAGATAACGCCATAAGCATCTTCATAGAAGCACTTGTTTAGCTCTGTTGCGATATTCATACTGCCTCCGGTAATGGTATTGGGGTTCCTGACGCATACGAGCGCCAAACATTATTCAATTCGCTATATCTTTTATCTTCGTTATCCATCCAGGGCTTGTCTGGTCCGACGTAATGCACACTAATCGCGTTATCCTTGAGATTGTTCTCGAATAGTTTCATGTCAGGCAATTTCATGCCCCTCATGTTTAAGCCCTATAAACGGCGATAACGTCACAAGCATACAACCATATTCTTTTAAGATGTAATCGCGGAGAAATGCCGTTTGCGGGGCTATAAGTGCCAGCCAGTTGGAATAGTCTTGCTCTGCGGTGAACCTTCCGACTCCATCATAATATCCATCAGCAACTTGAGCGCCGTCTATTGTGGCGCAATCGTGACCGGCTAAGAATACTGCTTTGGCTCCCATAAAAGCGGCTAAGTGAATTGCCGAGGTAATAGTTGACCATGAAACAATAATCTTCTCGCCGTGTGGGTGTAATCCGTCTGTGCTTATCTCGGATAGGTTGTTATGGTTATGCTCAAATACATAGTCGGCATTATTAAGCCCACCATTTGACACTCCCGCCACATGAGCAGAGGCTATGACCCTGGATGTCTCTAGTTCTGAATTTTCTTTACGGACTATATAGTTAGCATTTACTAAGCGGGCGGCTTGATTAACGGCTAACACAAAGCGACCTGTGAAGAATCCAGGGGGGTAGAAATCCATTGACTTACCGCCACCAACTACAAAGGCATCCTTATTATAGAAATCCATGCCCTGCATTACGTTCTCAAGAGAAAGTATGTTCTGCACTTCGTTGCCCTTTGTCCTCTATTGTATCTGCTGAAAACCATTTCTGCTTGACTTCGTGATAGTCGCCGTCAGTTGTGTAATCGTGTTTATGCTGACAAAGTATATCAGTATCGGCGTATAGCTCATATCCTTTGTGATAGGCTTTATGGTAAAAGGGGAAATCGTCACAATGATTCCCCATATATTCATCGGGAACCTCCCATTTGATCACCTGGAGAACTTCACTCTTCATTAAAGTAGATCCGACCCCCGTTGCAAAAATTCTCACTAACCCCCGTTGCTTCATCATATCTTCTATGTGCCAAAATCTTATCTCTTCGTTTTCAAGTCCCCATATCACGGGTGCTGTCTCATCTCGTACACACAAGACAGATTTACCCGCTAGAGTGCCATTATATTTTGTTCGGTATTTCTCATCGTCGGGGATCTCTAATGTGGTTTGGCTCTCAAATCTTATTAGGTAAATAGCAGCGACCATATCAACATCATGGTCTAAAAGTCTTTCAATGGTATCAGTAGGGGGAATAACGTCGCTTTCAAGGAGGAAGAGGTGCGAATACCCCCCGCTGATAGTTCTTTTGCTCATGATATTATGCTTCCGGACTAAAACGTCCAAGCCACGCTCTTTAGCGCTCTGCTTGATTACTTGCGTTTTCCAATTAGCAGGGAATATCTTTGAGGGATCGCCCTCACCATTCCAGATTACTAATACATCGCAATCTGAACCAGCAAGGGCAACCGTATTCTTTATAAACTCGTCACGACAATAGGCATGGCCTTCATACGTTGGTATTCCGATCAATACTTTGCGTGACTTATTCATTTAGCTGAGTCTTGTCCAGACCTCAACGCCATAAGCGTCGACGACCTCCGCAACACCTGCGAAAGTGAAGCCCACATATTCCCAAGTCGCTCGGTCAGCGTCATACTCAGGAGTGACCTTAAACGGTGAACCCGCACCGAATCCAACAGTACCAAGAGCGAGAGCATCCCTGCGGAATACACCAGCCTTGTTAGCGTTGTTGGCGGTTGTGAACTCACGAGAACTATACAGGTCAATTCCTGCGACTGTTCCATAAGAGGCTGTTTTCAAGCCCTGATCTTGAGTTGCACCACCGGCATAGCTGGTAGATGAAATCAAGTCATTCGAGAGTCCATAAGTTCCGTTCAACTGAGAGGGATAAAACACACCCGAAAGCGGCATGGAACCATCTGACTCATTATCGATATAGCCTTTGCAGCTATAAAGATGATCGACTGTCAATGCGGCAGTTGAAGCATTAATGGCGCTGGTCGTGAAGCCATCATACAATGCATTAATCAATGAATCATATTTGGAACGAATCCCATTACCAATCAATGCTCCAATCTGTCCGGCAGGATTGCCAGCATTAGAAAGGATTGACTCGTCTGTTAAATCAACGCGTACCGTGTAACCGGCAGGCGTGATTGTCACCTTATCTGAGTTGAGATATATTGAAGCGGTTGCGCCTGCTTCAGTATGACTAGCAACATCAGCCGAAGTCAATGTATTAAGACCGAGATTCCAGGTGTTGATATTTATTGTGTCTGCACGATCTCTATGTTCGTGCATGATTAGTTTAGATGAAACTCCCGCGTCGCTATAAGCTACTATGGCATCGGGAACTATGTCTGCAATTAACGCTCCACCAAAATAACTGGTATCGCCTGCTGTGGCCATTATGACCTCCTGTGTCTATACGAACCTGACGTAGGTGGCATCTTTGACTTACCTGTGCTAAGGCTAAACCCATCTTCAGAGCTTATGATCTCGTGTCTATCAAGGCAGAATATCTGCTCACCGCTTTCGCGATGAATTGCGACTTCTATTCGATGACCCTCTTTTAGAGTCATCCCCGGGACGTTTGTCGCTGGTCTGAAGTCCTTGTATTCGCTCTGATTGAATCGCTTTCTCATAGTAATTTATGACCTCTAAGAGTAATGTGCCACCCCGCCTGTTTAATGCTCCCGTGTTTACGGCAGCGCTTGCGTGTCTGCGGAGTTGGCTCAATTCCGATGTGTTCAGCATTATACACCTCCATAGCCTCGTTTCAGGGCATCGTATATCTCACGAGCTCCTGGAGTTCCACGCTGGACGGCGTTAGCTAGGTCTAGTTTAGTCTTGTACCCACCAAAATCACCCGATGGAGTCATACCCGGTTTGCCAGGATCTCCAGGGGGTAGGTTCGTTTTCAATTTCAATTTCTTTGCAAGGGTTTCGAGTTGGGACATTTCCCAATTCTCGCATCCTTCTGCATCATCTCCAAGAGATTCGAGTAATGCCGTTTTGCGCGTTTCTGTATCAGCCTTGTATCTTTCGATTACGGGCTCATACTCTGCGACTTTCGCCTGCTCGGCTTCATAGAGTGTTTTGAACTCATTCTGCTCGGTTAGGCGGGCTGTCTCGGCTTCCTCGGTTGCCTTTGTGATCGCATCCATTTGATCCTTCAAGGTCTTGTTTACTTCTCTCTGCGCTTGCAGGTCTCGGAGAAGTCCTTTTGATTCGGGGCTTAATTCGCCCTGTGGTGCTTCAATTACTTCCGGCGTAATTGGGGCCGTAGGTGTTTCGCTCATGATATACCTTTCATGGTAAGGGTTACCCTCATATTACTCTTGACACAAAAACTTATACATATTTGTGTCATACTTTAAAAACAATCGTTTGTGTTTGCTTCTTCACGCGTTTATTATACAACGCATTAACGTACTTATCAATATCTGAGTCAACATCTTTTGAGGCGGGATCTTCGCCTATGAACATGGGGAACTTGCCCTTGTCAAGATTAATAACCTTGTCGCCGTTCTGAAATTCGAGCTTTGCGCTATTGCCTGTGGATGTCGCTGTGATTTGTTGTAGCATCTTGCCGGTTAGGGTTAGGTCAGGAGAGGTGGATCTCGAAACTTGCGACGTACCTTTAGGCTTTGCCTTACCTGCCGCCTTGCGAACTGCATACGGAGAGACTCCCTTTTTATTGGTCTTATATGAATCACCTATATATTCTTTCGGCATCCTCTTCTGAAATGATACCTTTGCATTCTCGGCAACACCCTTCCAATCTTTGATTGAGGGGGCTACCATGTTGGATAGGGGGATGTATTTAGACACTATACATATCCAGGATGTCTAGGATTCCACGATTAACGAGATACGTTGCATGACTCACTCTTCAAGTTTCCACTTATGCGCACCATCTGGCACATAAGTCATTGATGTAGATATTTGAACTGTGAATTTATCGCTATCATCAACCATTGGCGGCCCTACTGAATCATCGCCTCTCGACTCACATGGCATGGGCGTGGTTACGTGAACGACCCACCCATTAACAACCTTTAGCCTTTTAGTATAACAGTCTATTTCTTCCCAATCTTTGAGTCGCTTGTCTGTATTCCTTCCATACATCACTCTTCGCCCTCTATTTTCCGTTGCTTAATTGCGTTCTCTAGTTGCCCCGCCTGCACAAATGCCTGTAATGTGTGGCGACAGCCGTAATGCGTCCCGCTTGTGAGATACCCGCCATATTGAGACACCCAATCCTCATAGATTAGAGCGCCCTCTGCTATCATCTGAGCGCATTCATCTGAGGTGGCGTTATCTAGTGGACCATCCCAAATATACAACTCTTCGGGGTTAGCTTCTGCCATTTGCGTCTCTACGGTCCTGTGAAACGAGCGTAGATTCTGATTCACGTAGGAATTGATTTGATCTGAGCGCAAAACATTAGAATTTAATGCCTCTGCAAATTCTGCCTCAGATTGCCGGCCCAATATCGAACGCATCATGATTTTCTTGATCTCAGCGACTGATTGGGTAATCTGAGCATTAGCGGCATCGACCTCGAATTGAAGTGCGGCGCTCAAAGTTTCTGTTGAGGGGAGGATTGGAGGAGCAGGGACTACTATAATCTCTTTAGCAAAAGAGACAGCTAGTCCCTCAAACGCCTTGTCCATTCCGTAAGTTGATCTGAATATAGTCTCGAAATCTATTGACTTTAGAAGTGTAGCCGCTTCACCCGGGGGGAGTTTAGCAAGTGAGGGGTATCTAGAGCGTACGCTTTCAATCGCCTTCTGATAGGCGTTTGAATATGCGGTTGCGGCTTTGTCGGTCAGGTCAGGCAAGTTGGATTACTCCACGTTATCATAGGTGGTGGAATATACGTCGGGCTGTATGGTTCAATATAAATAGGCTGTGGACAGTAAGGAATGAATGTCGGGCTAAATATAGAATCTAACTCTACTTTCAATACTTTTGCTTCCTCTAATGTTAAGTCAACTTTCTTTTTGCCTACTTTGATGGTTATTTTCTCAATCATATTGATACTCCCTCTTTTATTTATTGCGCGGCTCCGAATATGTCATCGACTATATTAGTGCGCCCGCTTGCGGTCTTAGCCACAGAACCGGCGCTTGTTGCGTTATCTAGTATTAACTTTTCAGCCTGTGCGTCGTCTAAGTCGGGGTTGTTACGCATGGCAATATCTTTTACCGTGATAAGGTTGTGCGATAGATCCCAATCGTCAGACTCGCGTTGCTCCTGTGCGCTCAAGTATTCAACAGACTCAGAGAAGTCGACCATTAAGGTGTCCGGAAGGTTTAAGCCTACCCTTGCTAATATGTCACGCTCAATCGTAAATACTTCGGCTTCGACATTCTGCCATCTAGTGACATCGCCTATGCGCTCGTTCTGTAATTCCTGATTACGAAGTTTGATAGCAACACCCGACTCAGCTTGCGCGGAACCTTCAACGAAGTCCTCCGGTAGGTGATAGGAGCGTGCAATCATCTTGTATAGGGTGGACTGTGCCATGACAACAGCGTCAACCGTTGAAGGGGGGCTTAGTATGTTAGCCGTTGCGCCATCAGGAAGGGCAGGGACTTTATCAATGCCCCATTCAATCTTGTCGTCAGCTTGTAAGCCGGTGACGTAGGGCTGTCCAAAGGATTGATAGCCTACATTAGCATTAAGAGCCGTTTGATAGAAATTGATTAATAGATTCCCCTGGACTAAATCAGCCGTTGGGTTGTGATCATAAAAGTATTCGGGTTCCTCTGTCCAAGCGAGGACAAATGGAAAGGCTCCGACATATGGCTCTGATTGTGAGCTCAAGCCGTTGGTATCAATTATGCGCCATCCGTTCAAGTCCCATTCAACAAAGGTCTGCTCATTAGTGTCTGAGGTGTTCGCGGATTGGGTCAAGGGGTAGCGAATACCAATAAAGTTACCGAACTTATCAAAGAAGGGCTGAAATTCCAAGAGTACCATGTGATCGAGAACGCCTCGCTCGTTGTCCCAATAGGGATGAATGGCAACTACATCTAGAAGGTTGGTCATCTTCTCAATGCGTTGCATGCGCTCATCTTTGCGCGGGACTTTCTCGTTGTAGCGGTCTGTGGCTGATTCTTTCTCGAAAAAGCGCTGAGTCTTGACCATGTACACTTCTGAGGTGCGGTCAATAACGCGCTTAGTAATGTTGATATTCCCGATAGGCACATTCTTTAAGAGATTAGCGGCGAACCACTCTTCAGTCAGCTTCTCTGTCTCGGCATTGTAATATTGTAAACGGTTGTGCCTGCGCTTCATGAACGCTTTATATTCAAGCTCATTAGCTGCGAGGCGTGAGAGTTTTACGGCTTGTTGTCCGATGTTTGGAATCATAATTACCTCATGATTGAGCCGACAAACCCTCGATTGATCGGCCATAAGTATTCAACAGCATAACCCATAGCGTCTGTAATGTGTGTGCGCTCTGGATCTTTCTTGTCTATGTCGCCACCCTTCCAAACTACACGCTCCAAGTCAATCGACAACTCTTTGCATTTAGCGACATCTATTGTCATGAGGCCAGCTCTGAGCTTACCATTTACGGCATTAACCCTGGACCTGACTGGAGGGTGTGCCTTGCGGGCTATGACTGTAAACCCGTAGTCCCTCAGTATTTGGTGATCTGATTTAGTGCTTGATGTGTGTCTTGCTTTACCTGCGGGGTCGGGATATATAGTTGCCCCTGGATATTTACGGCTTAACTCTTCAGCCATTTGAAAAGTGTCGGAGTTCCTTAGAACAACTTCGCTAAACCAATGGAGTCTATCTTTTCCAATACGCGAACCAATACAAGCACATAACTTCCCAACATTAAAATCGAGACCGATAATAATAGGAGTCCCGTTAATATCCGCCCTATGGTCATTAGAGCTGACCCTATCGAATGCATCATATACCCTCCCTTTTGTAAGATTAACAAATGCACCATCGACATAAGCCTTGACTTGGTTCTCTGAATATGAAGATAAAAGCCTGTCAAGAAACTCAGGCTTTAAGTGGTGGTTGTCCCTTGTAGATCCCGTGATTAAGTCAACATCATATTTCTCTGGCTCATCAATGCAGACTTTAGCGCCCCAATTCAATTCCTCGGGTGTACCTGTGAGGAACAACTGCGAGAGTGTCGCTTCGGGGTGTCTTACTCTAGCGATCATCTGATCGAACGCATCCACAGATTGAATAAAAGGCTCATCCATCCCAGCCCATGCAAGATTAGGCCCGCGTAAACTATTCGGGTCATCTGCTGAACCCCACCAAATTATGCCGTTCCAATCCTTGATTCGTATTTCGTTGTCCATCTTGTTTATTGTGTAATTCAGCCCCGCCCTGTCCATTATCTCCAGGATAGTGTGAATCGTTGTTCTCTTGGCTTGCTTGTAAGTGGGGGAAACCATCATACCCGGGAGACCGGCGTTTATGTATGAGAGATAGAGCGCCCTTAGTGCGTGGATGTATGTTTTGCCCGAAGCGTAACCCGCAACTAGCGCGGGCATGAATTTCTCGCTCTCCCAGAACTTGACTTGGGCGGGGAGCATGTTTCTCTTGTCTATATCGAACTTCAACCAATTACTCTAACCTCTGCGGGGTCGTGTTGCTCTATATCAATCTTCTGATTTGGCTTGCCCTCTGTGCGGTCAGCTATGAATTGAACTGCCCAGGGTTGACCATCGAAAGCGAGTTTGTAGACCTTGCGCATAATTGCCTCGCGCTTATCCATATCAGATCCATCGAGTTCTTCCTCGCCTAGTCTCTTTAGCAATGCGGAGAGTGTATCTGTTCCCTTTGGTCTGCCTTTGGGATTGCCTGACTTCCCGGGCTGGAAGAGATGCGGCTTGTTCTGTTTTTTATCTGATTTATCAGGCAATTTCTGCCTTCTTTCCAGTGTACTCTTCCCATCGCTTAACAATGACATCGCAGTAGTGCGGGTCTAGTTCCATGCCGTAGCATTTGCGCCCTGTTTTCTCACAAGCAATAAGGGTTGAGCCTGAGCCAAGGAAAAGATCCAATATGTTCTCCCCATTGCTAGAGCAGTTCTCTAATGCTGGCAAGATTATTTCAACAGGTTTCTGTGTTGGGTGTAGCATCGACAACCCCTTTGGCCTATTTGCGCTCCAAACTGAATTAATCCTCTTTTTTAACTTGCGCCTCCCTATTATCGAATGGACAGCCTGCTCATTGCCTCCGAAACTACATTCTACATCTCCAAGACCAGGAGAATCGCCTTTGTCCCACACTATATTCCCTTTCACTGATGAGAAATCAGCAACTGCAGATCGAAATTCATCAAATGAGTCCCACCTGCACCATATAAATATATGCACGTTCTCTCCCACAAATAAGGGGAGTATCCTTATTGCATCAATACCTGTATCCGTACTTTCATCTCCTGATATTTTGTCGTTAGTCTTTTTTGCTTTAACATTTTGGGCTTCACTATCCCATGAATTTGATTGGTAGGCCATTCCATAAGGCGGATCAGTAAACACCATATCAGCCTTCTCCCCATCCATCAGCTTCTCAACAGCTGTGCTTATAGTAGCATCACCACAAAGAACCCTATGCTCTCCCAATAGCCAAAGGTCGCCAAGCTTAGTAATCGGATATTCAACTTCAGGCACTGCATCTTCATCAGTTAACCCTTCAGCCGGTGTCGGGTCTGGGAAGTTAAGCTCACCCTCATCAAATCCCCACTCGATCAATTCATCGACATCAAATGCACCTGCCAGGATAGACCAGTCCCATTCGCCCGTATTCTTATTCAGCCGGACATTAAGTTCGCGCTCTCTATCCCTGGTCAAATCTATGTAATGGCATGGGACAGTATCAATTCCCATCTCAAGTGCCACCTTGACGCGCTGGTGGCCTCCTATGATGATGTTCTTGCGGTCTTTGTTGGAGTTTACAATTATTGGGTCGACTATTCCGAATCTTGTGATGCTGTCTTTTATCTGTTGGAATTGGTCTTTACTGAGTTGTCTCGGATTATATTCAGCAAAGATTAATTTAGACAGCTTAGTGTCGATTATATTCATGCTCTGATAATAAGCATTTATTAGGGGGTGTACAATATTTAAAAAGCCCCGTTGCAAGGTGGGGCAAGGCCTTCCGTATTTTCTGTTGCCAAGCGTTACGGAAATTACTCCGATCTTAGTCAATAGTTACAACCTCGCCAACATTCTAGTGATCTCCTTAGAGTCCTTCACGAATAGCCCCATATCATATTGATCCAGGTAGTATTTAGTGCTGAGGTATTCTTTAAAGTGGTTTACCGCTGCCTTTGCGCTTGAGAAATCGCCGGTTAGTGCTTCCCACCTTGCCTTGTCCCTGGATCTGTTTAGCGTCCTTATGCAGAATCTAGGCTTGTAGGGTTTCACGCGTTTACCTCTATCATGGTGCTGTCTATGCGCTTGACTTCGCTTGACATATCACCCCTTACCATAGTCTCCGCATAATCGTTTGTCTGATACCATTTTCCATCTACGCAATAAGCCCACAAATAGATCTTCACCGTCTTAGGCTTAACCTTGCAATTACATTCGGGCTTGATGCGGTAGCATTTGGGACTCATATTCCAATACATGTGACAATCCTTACTCCTATCAACCCAAGCCGGAATCTTTGGGAGCATAGCCAACCCCCCTATATAGATAGGATTATCGCATACCTGAAGCGCCCCTCGTTCCTGTGCTTCCCGAAGATGGGCGTAGGGGTCTGCGGGCTTGATGCGGTAGCAGTCTGGGGGGTTGTCAAAGCCCCAAGTGTTGCCAAATGTAGGACCGACCCACTCACCACCGCATAGATATTCCACATTCGCCCCTCGCTCCTGTGCTTCCCTTAGTTCGCGGTAGGGGTCGATACGGCGGATATTAATTTCGGGTTCGTCCCAGTCCACATCATCCGAATCTCGATCAGACGCGTCCTTCGCGTATTCTAACATTAAATCTGCGTGTATATGTTTCATTTCTTCCTCCTTAACCATCGTTTAAATCGTTCCCACCTGGTCGGCTTCCACTTGATTTGATCGAATTTGGCATCATTTTTCGCCTTATCTCCAGGGAAATACTTGCGAGCGCCATCACCTTTGCCAGCCTCACCGGTTGCCACTTGAACCGCCACCACTTAGCGCAAACGACAATACGAGTGATGCAAGCCATGTCTTGAATGTTATCTCAATGCCTACTGCGAATAAAGAATTAAACGCCCATATTAGC